ATAAACTTTTACATACTTGTAGGTTGTCGTATATTCCAAGAAGAGTTTGAGCAGATTGTCATCATAATAACCAGTAACAATGTTAGGTTCTATTTGTTCGATAATCCTTCTTGCATTTTCATATAGACACTTATTTTGTGTAAAACTGCATACTATATCCCCGTCACTATATCTTACAGGGTCGTCACTGCCATGAGTCATTACTAATAGTTCCATCAGATTTTCCTAATATCTAATAACTAGCTTTCTATATTTCTACCGATTATGAATGCGTTATAATACGTTATTCCAAAGTTGTCGTCAACGTCGTGTGGTTGTGAAGGAAATTCACCACTAACAGGAATAAGCCCAAACACATCTGTTTTTTCCGCATAGTTTGTGAGGTTTGGTGTGGTTCCGTTTGGCCAGCGAACAACTTGCTTAGCATGTTCCCAAACAACCTCTCGATTTCCAGTGTCGTCCTGAGTTAGTCTGATTAGAACTTTTTGACCTAAGTCAACACCGCTCAAGGCTATATAAGTTGTTGTACTATCTAGATTTATGGTGTGGTAATTTGATTTGTTACAATCAAGAAAAGAGTTTGTGCTTGACCCTACGTTATGTCCATAGCCACCAACACCTGCTTTAGGTATATTAAACACATGATTTGTACTATGTGCATCTACACTTGCTTTACCCGCAACCTTGAGCTTTGAATTGCCAGAATCCCAAACAAAGTCTGAATCATATCCAACAGCTCCTTTTTCATTATGCCAAAAAGCAACACCGCTACTTGCTGGTGTATGAGACGGGTCAGAAAAAGATGTCTTGTCTGCTGGATGTGTGACAAATATTGTTGATGTTCCGGTTAAAGATATTCTGTCCGTGTTGCCAGAATTATTAGATATGACTGTTCCTCTAGAGAACTGATTACCGGAAGAAACATAAGAACCAATACCAACTTCCCAGTCGGAACCGTTTCCACTTACAAGAGTGTAATATGTTGTATCGTTATTGGAGAATCCTGAACTAAATGCCAAAAAACCACTTTCAGCTCCAGCCAAAGATATAGCAGCACCATTTCCTGTGGTCGAAGTCGTTTCCTTTATTCTGTCTTTTAGTTTGAAAGCCATTTTTAGTCCTCGATGATGCTATAAAAAAAGGGGAGCGGCGGCAGCAATGCCACCACCGTCTCCCCAGAAACGTATAAGCTACTTTGGTTTCCTAGAAGGAACCAAGCAGAACTCTGCGGTTATCAAGAACAGCAAAGCCCATTTCAGCCCAACCGTACATTCCAGCACGCTGATGTCGGTGCATGGTGTCGTCTTCGTAAACCTGAACATTTTCTTTTACTGGCATTACGAAGCTGTCGTTGGCGTTTTGGTCCAAACCGACAACCAATTCAACATCAGAGCTAGGGCCAAGGCTACCACTCAAGTCAGTGGTAAAGAATTTCTGATATTCTTGACTTTCGCCCAGCTCGTCGATGTCGTGAATATTCACGCCAAATACACGAGTGAGGATAGCCGAGCCATCAGCAGCCTGATAAATTTCACGACGAGTAACTTCGTCGATTTGGTCTACACCCCAGTTACGAATGTCTTCGAGACCTTCTGGACTGATGTACAAGTCAGTCAGTGTGCTTCGGTTAATAGAAGCGGAGTTTCCGCCACCATTTCGTCGCATAACTGTTTTCATAAGAGAAACAAGTCTCTTAGTGAACTGACCAGCAGCAGCGTCAGCATCGTAAACTAAGATATTACGGTCAGTACCAGCACTCAAGATTGTGTGCCAGCCGTCGTCGTTCATCTTCTTAACGAAAGATGCTTCTAGAACTTGAACAGCTCTACCTACAACATCCCAACGAGCTTCTCGTGCGTAACGCAACAAGTAGTCGATTGAAGAAGTGATGCTGTAAGTTGGAACCATGACGTAATCGCCTTCAACAGCGCGTTCGGGAATACGTCCGTGTCCGGGATTGGTGTAGGCGACAAATTCGTCTTCTTCACCCGGAGCTAACAAGTCCAGTGGGAATTCAGTAGTAGTTCCCGGTTCCATTGGGATAGCTTCAAAGATGCCATCCAAAATGTTACCGACAAGAACACCTTCACGTAAAGGTAATTCAATTGCCTTCGCTAATTCTCTTTGTGCTGCCAAAGCTTCATTCTTTTCAGAACTGCCGGACCGCTTGAGAAGGTCGATGAAGGCTTCATCGGGTCTTTTCATAGTCATTATTATAATCTCCTTACAAAGCTTTATTAGAATTGTGTAGCGGCAGTTGGAATGATGTTGTTGTTAGGCAAGTTGACTGCAACTTTGACATAACCGTCTTCATCTTTCGTTGATATGAATCTACCAACAACGCTTGACTGACCAAGAGTACTGTCTTTGTTAGCAGCAGCGATGTAACCACTGTGTGCAACATAAGCCAGTCCTCCAGCGGTCGGTGTATCGCCGGGATAAATCATGTTTGTTACTACATTACCTTGAGTAAGGAGTGTTACCTTACCACCTTTTTGTACTTCGTCTTTGTGCCAGTTGATGTGCTGACGAGTCAGGTCAAGGTTGACCATATCGTTAAGCAATAAACCAGCAGGTACAGCGCCAGAAGCGTCTGCAACGTAAGATACCTTTGCACCAGCTTGGTCAAGAGCAGCACCAGAACCTCCTGTAGAGATACAGGCGATACCACCTCGACTAGCAACTTCGTCCATGAAGAACGAAATATCGGTTGCGAGTTCGTGTCTATCAGCTTTTAAAGCCATTGTTTCTATCTCCTTTAATAAATTTTACTATTGAATCGTTCTGAGAACATTCTCAGTCAACCATTCAGAAGCAACGGCTCTTGCAGACACAACCTCATCGGTTTCACCTGCATCAACTAGAGCGGCTTCAGCTTGCTCCTCGACCTGTTCGAGAACTTCTTCCGACGCTTCGGCTTCGTCTACTTCTTCAGCAGCTTCTTCTTCAGATTTAGACTTTTTGTTAGCCTTCTTCTTAAGAGCTTCTTCGTCTTCTTTTTCCTTCAAAGCCTTCTTTTTCATGAGGGCTTCTTCTTCTTTTTCTTCTTTTTCGTCGTCGTCTTTCTTCTTAAAAGGAACGAATCCCTTTTTAGCAAGAGTAACAACCTGCTCAAACATTTCGTCTGTTGCTTCAGCGAAGGTTTCAAGGATTCCCTCGATTTCTTCTTCTTCAGCACCAGCTTCAACGAGAGCAGTTTTACGAGCAGCTAATTTAGCTTCAGCTTCAGCTTTTTCGATAGCAGCTAGGGCTTCATTTAGCTTTTCTTCTTTTTCAGCAAGAGCAGATTCAAGCTGCACCTTTTCTTCACTAACAGCGTTAAACTGTTCTTGAAGTTCGGTGAAAGCTTGTGTTTTACTCTCAACTTCGGCTTTGACTTCTTCAAGCTCGCCAGCAAGTGCTTCAGTAGAAGCGTTAGCTAGCTTTGCTTCGAGGTCAGCCTTAGCAGCGAGAGCTTCGGCCAAAGTAGCCTTTAACTCCTCAACTTGCTGTACTAGGCGTTCGTCGGCCATATTACTATTCTCCTGTATATTAAACTCGTTAATAGATTTTGCTTCAGTCTTAGAGAAGGGGTCAGATTCTAGGATTACACTTCTTGGATTAGCAGGATTACTTACCAGACCTTTACCTGAGAATGAAATGTTTTTCAACACTCTTCCCAATTTATAGCCTTCGTATTCTCCGCTACCGCCATAAGCACGTAAATGCTTTGTTAAAAATGCGGAAGCTTCCTCACGAGCTATAACTACTTGTTGTCCTTCTGGAGAAACCGCTGCGTAATCAAAATCGTTAAAAAGGCATTCCATTGATACAAACCATTTTCCTTCTTCAATCTCCTCAATGATTGCATCCATTCTTTCTTTTAGCTCGATGGTAGTCCAACTATTGTAAAGAACAGCGCTGGTAACGATATCAAACTTTTTAGGTAGTTCTTCAAAGGGAATATCATTGGGTATTTCGTTACCTTCATGGTCTATAACCATGTTCGCAGTAATGTGACCAATAATATCAGCCTCATTGTGCATAAAGTTGAACTGCTTGTCTTCAGGGGTGTTACGAGCATTCCAGACTTGTTCTAAATCAAAAACATCATCGTTTTTGTTCCACCCAGTAGAAACAAGGACAGAGTTAAGATAATAAAGGTCTAGCTGGTCTGTATTACTATTAGCAATACTTTCTCCAGCTAGAATTTTAAACTGCTCAGCCTCTTCCTCGGATGGCTTATACGGTGTAGCAACAGAGTCATAAGCAACACTGCTTTTGGCTTTTACCTGCTCGGCTACACCGTCGTCTATTTCTTTTTGAAATATTTTAAATTTCATTTAGTCACCTCATAAGTATATACACCTAAAATAAAAAAACTTTATTAAAGTGCCTATTTTTGGTAACACATTGCGTAAGCTGATGAACGTATCTGTAAAGACTCTGTAGCCGAAGGCTTCCTTTCGTTTGCCGAAACAAACTCTTTTGTCAACTCATTACACAGTTCTAGCATCTCAGGACTGACTGCTCCGCCGTCCTGTAATATGCTATTAATAAGCTCAGCACTTATGTTATCATAAGGATTGATGTTGGAAAGAACCCCAAGTTTAATATAGTTAAGCTCTTCCTGATGTTCTTTTGTTAAACTTCTTACGTTCTTTTTTCCGTAGTGATGTAACAATGCTGGGTTTAGTATCTCAGATATACCCTTCTGAGAATCCATCGCCCATAACATTAGGTTTACAAAGTCCGCTCCCATTTTAGTCCTTGGCAAAACTCTCTTTTGTTTCCTTTTTTGCTTGTCCTTAGAGAATTTTGGTCTTCCATCTTCCGGCCTACCAACTGGGCCATAGTTTTCTTCTTGCTCTGGAGCTTCTGGAGGCCCTAGTCTTTTATCCTCTTCTTGACGAGGAGGTTCGTTTGGTATTGAAGGTTCTGGGTTTTCAACCTCTGGTTCTTCAGGTAGCCCAACGTCATCGTTAGAAAGCTTATCTTTAGTGTATGCTATTTTTTCCATATCATTTTTGTGTTGTGGATTATGATACGGGCTTGCTTTCTTTGGCATCTTATCGTTGTTTCTATCTCTGGACTCTCTACCAACCCTAATCTTTTCAATTTCAGGTATTTCGCCAAACCTTTCAACAAGCGTTTCAGAACTGATAACATCTCTATCAGCAAGTTGAATAAGAAGATTCTTCTCTGCTGCTTCATCAGAAAGAGAGATGTGGTCAAAATGCAGTTGAGCTGGCTTGCGGAAACCCATAGCCTTTTGGACTTTTTCTATTTCTTCTTTCCAGAAGCCCGTTAATATTTGTCTTCCATACTCAAGTCTTTCCACAAGAGTCTTTAGAGAAATGAAATTGTTTGTCATTCCACCACCGCTCTTAGCCAGACCTGTAAGCGTTGGAGGGACACCAAGTCCAGAGTATACACTTGTAAGAACAGGTTCATACTTTTCAGAACCTAAGAACTTATACACCTGAGTATTGCTTTCTTTAAAGTCAATCTCTGGACCCCAAACAAGGTCCATTGTTCCACCACCAAAGTTGCTGGCAAGAATATTTCTAAGCTTATTGATACCCGCTTTAGTTGGTAGGATTTTATGGTCTAAATCACCAAGCTTCCAAAGTCTAATATTAGAAATAGCACCATCTAGAGCCGACATGTCTGCAAGCTTCATTTTTTCTAACATTACAATGTCATCTAGAATTGCATATATCATTGGATATGCCCACAATGACCAGTCATCTTTTTTATAGTAATAGATAGATGTTTTTTCCATGTCTAACTCAATATACTTTTGACCACTAGTTAGAGCTTGCTGTATATCTTTTGGAAGGTCTTTTACTATCTTGTTGTATTGAACTTCAGACTTCTTAGACATCTTTCTTATCATGTCTGA